ACTCCGCAACACCTGGATCTCCCACCAGGCCCTCACGGGCCCGTCACTCACACTTGTGTGTAGTGATCCACTGGATTACACCCTACCAGGGTGTAGTCCAGCCCAGTCTGATGTCGACGGACCGGGGACGTCCTGCACGTTCCAAGTGGTCCTCATTGATCTCAGACCCCCAGAGATGGGCAAGGCGCGACGACAAACTCGTCTCGTCTATTCCATCCTCGAGGCCCTGCTTCAACAAGAAGCACTTGAGCAGGGCTCCAGATCCCTCAAGAGTATCGAGAGGGAGCTTGGAATACGGTATATAGCCCTTAACTTCGGGTCTATGTAGCGTATGTGAAACACGATCTATCTGGTAACCAGGTAGAACGGATTCACGCCCAAGCACAGGAGATGATGGCTTGACTACCGGAAAATACTTTAGTATTTTCCGGATCTTGCCATCTAGCCACTGGCAGGTTGCCCAGTAACCAGCCCAATAGAGCTGGTTACGAAGAGCAACCGTGGCTATTAACTCCTGGACGTGCCGCCTGTTAGTGGGGAGTACCCGCCTGACCTTAACGATACTAACGTCATGGCCATCGTAATACTCCTTGCCGCAAGACTCCCGGAACTTACCGTTCCAGAAGGACTTGCGTCGATTAACTCGGGCTCCGAAGAGCTCGAGCGCTTCGATAACGGCGGGCACAAATTCTACAGGGACAACAATATAGTCCCCGTAGACACGCACCTTCCCGCGCATCTCTTCAATGAGTGAACGGGAAACCTGGGTGTTGAGCTCTCGCTCAATCCCAATGAAGATGATGGTCAGAAAGACCATCGCCTCCATAGGAAAGGTGAGAGCCGAGCCCATAGACGCGAACTTGGAAATGGATTGAACTCCATGTCCAGGTACATCAACGTTCCTTGAGCGACATGCTTGAATGGCCTTACGCAATAGGCCAGACGAACGCGTCATCTCAAGTACTAGTTGATTCGAGACTCGATCGGAAGCATCACTCAGGTCGAGTGTTGCCAAGTCACCGTAAAGTGACCCCTTGGCGGCCATACGCTGGTTAGGCGTCTGGTCGTCAAATCCGAGAAAGGAATCAAGATGGAAATCCTTGATCCCTTCGAGGATAAGGGGGAGGAGGGACTGCTGTGCATATTGCATAGCAGTCGGCTCTATCCCGATTATCCTCGGAGTCTTGAGCGTTTTAGGGACGGATATTACCCTAACGGGTATTTCCGCCTCAGGCTCGAGGATGTCGACTACGGCCAGCTCCTCGAAATACGAGGGAGTTGGAAGGAGGTAACTTTCGATTGGAAAGCTCTCCTCCAGCCGTCTGGGCCAAGTACGCTGTCTGTATTTTGCATTCCCATGCAATCTATCAGCAGTCGCACCTGGACCATGCTTTGGAACGGGCGGATCGAGATAGATCTTTCGATCTATCGAGATAAGCACGTCCCTGAAAAGGATTGTCGATACACGGCGGAATGCCTCCAAATCAATGGGGCTACGACGTGCATCTTCAACCACGACATCCTGCTCACACTCGATGTACCCACGGTACGCAGCCTTCTCACGCGCATCACTGCACGGGAGCAGGATCTTACTATACATTAGCGAAAGCTGACGTATAGCAATTATTGCGTCCGTACTAGGGTCATCAAGCAACACACCAGAATCTCGGTCAAACACAAGCTCCAGGAAACCTCCGAGAAATCGGGGGAGACCTCTCATCCTATGGAAACCATAGAATGAGCTGGGAGCCACATAACCTCGGTCAAGACTTTCTTCAAAGTCTTTTCCGAAGTTAGCGAGGGTTATCGTGAGAAACGAGAACCCCTCGTGCTTGACACGAGTCATGACAGTTTTAATGTCATGGGTGGTGCTTGTGCGACATCTGGTTGCGGATTCTTCCGCAACCATAACCCAAAGGCGGATATCATCCGCCCTCGGGCGTTGGAGCCGTTGTTGGCTTTTCATAGCCCGTTCTCCTTAATCAGGGGGACGTTAGCTATCCAAGCCCACAACATTTAACTACAGTACCCTTACCTGATACGAATTACATACGTACCAGGCGAATCCAGAACGTCATCAAGACGATTTGGATCAGAAGGAATACTGTGGCACTCCTTGACAGCATCGTCAATGTGGACAGGGCACTTAGTTGTCATCCCAGGGACTGGGAAGATAACCTTCGTACCATGCTCTTCTTCGCTCGCAAAAAGTAGTGTGAGCAAGAAGATCACTATGACGACCAGGCAAAGCCAGCGCGCAAACTGATTTCTTTCTAAGAACAGAAAGAACCAGACATGCGGCAGGTCTCGTTGGTTCCCTTTTCCCCTTGCCAATTGCTGGTGAGTCCTAGGACTCGCCGGCAAGCAGCTTGGTGATCAGGGCATCCGTCGAGGCAGTGAACGTGGCCTTGAAGCCATCGTAAACCGCCTTTGCCTCCGTGGGCGTGTAACCCAGCACAGGGACGTCAAACACGATGTAGTTACTCATCGACAGTTTGGCGTTCTGGGCCGGGATAAACA